AGCGTAGAGAGAGTAGATAAGAGGTTCTCTCTCTCTCTATTCACAGTGTTGTATAGATCAAAAGCACTATTGGTGTTAAAACCAATACCTTTCTCATTCATCAAGTGAGCAAGATGAGCGAAATCCATCTCAAGATTTACAGCCATCATAGTACACCCACGATTAACACATGCAGCCCAGAGTTTCACCGTGATACGTACATCTTGATTACAGTATTCCTCCATCTCTGGGGTGAAATGATTAAAATCCTCAAGATCTCCCTTATGCATCCTGAAGCGATAACCAAAAGATCTTAGAGAGTACCGTCCCCAATATTTTTTGGGTAATATTTCTGTACTCGTATCTGTATCGTTGCCTATGATATCGGGCCATACCATCTGTGATATAATATATGTGTCCCGTATATCTACTGATTGTCTTGGTGTAAAGTTAAACAGTTTCTTCAGTAGTGGGAGATCATATCCAATGATGTTATGACCTATCAATTTCTCTGCTGAATCTATATGCTTCAGTGCGAAAGGTATTCTTTCTCCACTAAAACATTTAGGTTCTCCATCGTTCTCACTAATTGAGATACAATGAATCTTTGTTGCTTCATCGAGGAATCCATTAGCCTCGATATCAAATGTTACGGAACTCATGCTATTTCAGAAAAGTCTCCTCCATTTCCTAATTCGTCTACGTGATTATGAAGTCTACCAGTAGCCGGGTGAAAGCGTAGGAATCCACTTGCCCCGGTTTCTCCAGTATACCTATTCTTTAGTATGCGGATGTGAGAGAGATACTGCTCATCTCCATCGGCTTGTTGTGATCGCTCCAGTCCGATACACATATCAGATAGTTGTGCAATGCTATGACTGCCCCGTAGTTGGGATAGAGAAACATTCCCTCCTTCCTCATGTGCTCGCCCCTCTGCTCTGCGTAGATGACTAACTAGAATCATTCCACATCCTGTCTCTTCTACAAGAGCGCGAAGCTTTGTCATTGTTACATCAATGGCAGTACGCTCCTGACTATCAGCGAACTCTGATACCACAATAGATAGGTGATCGAGAACAATGACCGAGCAACCAAGAGCTTTGATTGCATACCTAATCTTAGTTACTAGTCTCTCACTATGTAGTGATCCGAAGTGATCAAAGAGAACTAGCTGACCATTGCCAACTGATTCCTCGAATGCACTCTTGATTGTTTCTTTAGAGATATCTTCAAAGTTTTCTTCTAGTTCATAGAGAGGCATACCCATCTGAATTGCTATGAAACTCAGGGCAGTCTTGCGTACACTTTCTTCTAGCGCAAAGTATCCAACCTTTATACCACCTTGTGAGAACTGATAGGCAATCTCTCTGCACACCTGACTCTTACCAATGCCAGTACCAGCAGTAATAGTTGTCAGTTCTCCTAAGCGGAAGCCCCGAGTTTTATTCTGCATATTAATCCAAGGATAATCGAGAGCGACAACGTCAGGAACGTCACTGATTACATCCCAAAGATCCTCACCTTTAACAAGTCCACCAGGAATGAATGACTTTGCATTCCATACTGCGCGTTGCAGTTCGTCCTTGTCTCCATTGCAGAGAACATCGTTAGGATCTTTCTTTGAGATGATAGCGATATGAGCTTTACCAGGAGGCATGATCAATGCACAATCTTTCGCTGCCTTCTGTCCTGCTTCATCTTGATCGAACATCAAGACTACTTTTTCAAATCCACTCAACCACTCAAGGTTGCGCTTGAATACTGAGGTTGCAGACTGCGCACCGTTAGGAATAGATACAGTGGGCCATCGACATTGATGTGTCTCTGCATAACTGAGGGCATCGATCTCTCCTTCCGTAATCACTAGCATCTTTCCACCGGAAAATTTTTGTTGTCCAAAAAATGTTCCTGGTTGTGTGCCTGACCACATGAATTTCTTATCAGCCTGTCGTATCTTGATACCAGAGCGCGAACCCTCTTGATCATAATACTGTGCGAAATGTGCAGGTTGCCCATTCCAATTTCCTACTCCGTACTCATAGAATCTGCATGTTTCTACCGATATACTGCGCTTTACTAACGCTTCATAGTTCCATTTTGTGGATGATTCTGTATTCTTCTCTGGTGTTTCCACGGGTTCGTCTCCTTTCGTGTGGTGATTACATGAGAAACAAAACGTATGCCCATCATCATATAGAGAATTGGCATCACTACTACCACACTCAGGACATGAGATATGTTTGATAAATTTTGACTGTGAATCCTTGTTCATCTCGCTTTCTAACACGCTCTTGGTCAACTTTAAATTCCTTAATAATCTTGGGGTTATCATCTTCTAAGATTCCACACTTAACTAGTGCATCACCTATTAGTTTAAAAGATCCAGCAGCATTGTCCCAGTCCATTAGACGCACACTACGACGAGTGTACTCCACTGTAACTGGTCCTTCAATCAGGTCACATGGATACGCTGATTGAATCTCGACCACTAGATTGTTCTGTAGCTTCTTGCGCACTGCCCAGTGCATGCGGAGAAGTCTGTTTATACCCGGAGGTTGGGTTTTGCTATTGATGATAAGCATATAGATAAATGGAGAGGACAAGCACCGAAGTACCTGCCCTCTCCAAAGGGAGGAGGAGACGTTATTCTATTTAGAAGTCACTCGCCGCAATTTTTTCTGTCTTCGGTGCTGAAGGCTTACCGTTTCCAAATTCCTTTGCAAACGATTCACCACCACTACCGGCTACATATTCCTTAAGCTCGTGGATCTTAACCGCTTCAAGACGAAGGGAGATACCCAGTCCCAGCATAGGAACATAGTACGGACGAATGAATCCACCAATACTGATAAGACTACCATTACCAACAGACCAATCTGTTTTGTCCCAGTCTACCTCATCACCATTAGGCATGTATGTGGTAATCGGGGGAGTAGCAGGATACTTATCATTGGCAACGAAAGCAGGACGCTTGAACTTCAGAGCAAAGCGACCATCATCAAGTTCTTTCCAAGGATCATGGGGTGAGAGCTTAGGATTTTTATCCATCAAGTCCTTCACCTTTTCAACCATACCATTACAGTCATCAATGATTGGCTGAGCCAGGTCTTTAGGAAGAATTACTGAAGCAAGGAAGTTTCTTTTTTCTTCATTCTTCCATTGCTTAGGTGTTTTAAGAGAGCACCATTCTGCATCCCCAGTGGGAGTAATGATTTGCACTTGATGTTGTGAACCATCAAATCTAGATTCTTTAGGCATTTTTATTATTGTTATATTTAATATTAATTAAGAGAAAAGATAAGGGGACAAGCACCAAGGAGTATCCTTGAGTCCTGTAGACCCATGGTACCACGGGTCATCGGACCCGGTACCCGGTTTAAGGATGTTGCATTGACCCCCGGCTAACCTCTGACCCTCTTGTATTAGCCAGAGATAAGACACACTGAGAAAATATTTCACAGCATTTACGTTTGCTGCCGGAACACCGACACAATCATGTATCGGCATGACTTGTTTAAAACCATATTCCGACATAAGAGAGACACAATAACAAAGAAGAGAAGCATCTAGACTATGCAAGAAGTTAGCGGGGAATGCGGTTGCATGTCTCCGCTTGTCTACCTTGTCAGTCTCAACACGGTATGAGTACAGTGTCTGACCGATAACATTCTTGATACGTTTCTTCTTTGTCTTCATGTATCTTTGTTTGATATGAACACCACAAGGAGAGGTCCAGTCGTATGTCTCCTCGTCACTGTTGTTCATCCACGCTGAGACGGACTGTGAGAGCTTCTCCTGCATGATCACTAGTTCATGTAGGATATCCCTGCTTCCATGCCAAAGTCTATTACAGAGCCAGCGACGAGCTATGAAGGGAGCATCGATATATTCTGTATCAACGATTTTCTGTATCGCTGTGTATGTCCCACCATAGGGAATTATCATCATTGCTTTCTTAACTACTCGTCGTTCAACGCCCAAGAGTCTCCAATGTATAGCACCGGGAGCGGCATCATTCATTGCGTCATGGTATATATCACAAGCAAGGTTGTAATAAATATCATGACAAACAAACGTACCATCAGCAGGGGTTGTGACATTACTTTGTTCTAGTAACTCATTGTTACCTGCAAGACCAGCCCATATCTGTATGGCTTGAGATGAGGCATCAATCTGTACTGGTATGTGAGAGACATAACCAAGCCCATGCTCCACATATCTTATGAGTTCCCGCAGTGCTGCTAGGAATCGGAAAGGATCCTTCGCCTTCTCAATAACCTCAAGGTATTGCAGTGGGTCATCAACCACAAGCTTCCATGTTTCCATGCGATCAGAGATATAACTAATACGAGATTCATAGGACTTACGAGAAAAGCCATAGCAATTAGCAGCATGTATGTAGAGCCATTTCGCTTGTTCCTCTGTGATGATTGGTTTACCCGTCTTGAATTTCCAGAGAGATCGGATCCAGTCTTCTCCTTGGTAAGAGAGGAGATCTGATTCGGGGTAGAGTCTACCTCTGAAGTCGGCTT